TAATCGCGACCATATCCTCACGAGCATATTGTTTATTTTGTACGATCAAATGGCCTTGAGCGTGTTTGGTCCATTTCACCTCAATATTGTTACCTACATCGGCCTCGGTGCTATCCGGTGGTTTAGGTACAAACCCATAATCTCCAAAATAATTAGCTACAGCTATCTCGGCCCCAGCACCCTCGGCTTTTTGCCATATGAACTCGTGCAGGTTTGTAAAGCGCTGCCCGTGTTGGCTCGGATCGTCCATCTGCGAGTTAAAGTATCGAACACGATCGAGTGCAGCTTGGTGCGCCGCTAATTCCTGAGATCGATCGAGTATGACTTTAGCTACGCTCGACATTGTGCGCATAACCATAGTACGACCTCGCCGGATACATCACGTACAGGCAAACCGCCTAAAGTCGTATGCCACTCAAAACACTCGTCGCATTGTTGAGCAGCTACTACGGTTATATCGCCGTTATCGTGGATCGTGGTAGCTACTCCATCTCGAATAAAAGTTAGCTCGCTCATACTTGAGGCTCCCACTTGCCCGTGCTACGTAGTACATACCAGCGTGGTGTGCATTGAGTAGCTTTAGTACGCTCGGTGCAAAAGTAACCGCCCCAGCTCTTAGGTGCTCCGTCGTGTGATTGTTTCCAAACCATATGACCGTGCGAGCATTGTGGAGCCTCTTTAACTAGCTCACCGCCCAGCTGAGCGCCGATCTCTTGTACAGCTGTAGCCATTGTAGGCATCTCCTCGATCGCCGCCTTTGTGCTCCACGGATCCGGATCAGCCGGCAGGTTTTCTACCTTTTGCATATCCTGAACCGTAGGCCGTGCGTGTTCGCTTGGTGTTAAAAGTCCAATAACGCGGCCATAGGCGCTCGTGACAGTATCCTCGATCAGCCATTTTTTCATATTGTTAGTAAGTGTTGCCACGTTACCAAACGCATAATCTACGGCGCTAGGTACAGCATCCTCATACTCACGATAAGCCTCAGCTTTGACCAAGACGGTGCCTTTAATTATGTCGATATCCTCGATATAGGCCACTAATCGACCCGATGGAAACTCTGTCCTAAAGCGCTTAATGCGAGCGTTTACATCCTCGTAGTTGTCTAGAAATCCCATTTAACCGGCTCCTTTACGCTAATCGTTTTTTTACCATCCATATATGCGTATTCCACATAATCCGGCATAAGGTTTATGTAAAGGAGTGTTTTAGGTTGAAAGGCACGATCAATACAGAAATGAATAATAAAATCGTTCATTAGATTAGCTCCTTGTCTTTCAGAGCTTGAGCGATAGCGCGGCCTCTAATAAAACCCTCGCCGTGGCCTTGTCGATATCCGATCGAGTAGCCGATGGTCATAAACATAAAGCCTACGCCTACAGCGAAAAGCCCTATTAATATATCTAAACTATTCATTTATTAGCCCTTTGTTAAGGCCGATCAAGCTACTAACCGAGTAGCCCTCTCAGCGTTTGTAGTATCAGTATGGGGGCTTTTTGTCAGAAATCAAAAGACATAAGTTTTGGCGTGTCGCTACTTGCTTAGTTTTTCCTCGATCAAAAGCTCATAAATACGGTCTACTCGGATCTCAATACGCTCTACGCGCCCGGCTAAATTGTGGCCGCCGTTGCCGTCAGGCTTGAGTTCACTTAAATAATACTTAACTGTCTTACGGATAAGCCCAGCTAGTAACCCCAAAATAGCGCTAGCCCCGAGGGTAACACCAATTACTAGCTGAGCCTGTTCCATTTACTTAACCTTGATACCGATCTCTTTTTCGCTAGGTTGCAGCGCCTTTAGTAAAGGCCCCACGAGTCCAGCGATAAAAGCGTTAGCTAGTACTTTCGGGTCTGTAATACCGGACATATAGAGAGCTGCCACGGAGGCTAAAGCTGCACGTGCGTAAGACTTAGCCGCTGCGAGTAGTTGCTCTTTCATACTTACCTCGATCCTGCCCTCTAAGTTAATTGTAGCTTTTTTATCAGCTCAGCCGCTTTTACCGCGCTGATTTCTACCTCAAAGTGCATATCGTCCGGACGGCTCTTAAAGTCACCGCCCCACTTGAGGCCATATTTTTTAGCTAGAGCTCTGAGCATTGGGATTTTTTCAGCTGGGAAAGTCCCGGCCTTACCTAGTGGATGCTTTGTCGCGTTAAGGTCGATAGCTGTACCGCTTGAGTGACACGATAGGCGGTCAGTAGATCCGCGTACCATCCTAAAAGCGTATCCCCAGTCATCAAAGGTACCCTCATCGATCGGCTCAATCAGCTCGTGAAACTCGGCAGCAAAAGCGGCTAGTAACGGGCCCACGCTACTAGCACACTTTAGCTTACGATCCGTACCCTTTACCGGGTAGGACTTTATATTTATCTCACTCGGATCTTGAGAGGCCGGGTATCCGTTATAGCTCTTGAGCATCGACCGCTAAACTTGGTGTGGATTGTTCCGCTTGTCGGCGGTCGTATTCTGTTTTTAGCATTGAAAGCGTAGTGCCGTCCTCATTTACAATGTAAGCAATTTCTGCGCCTGTCTTTTCGTCTTTGATTATTTCTAGTGTCATTTTATAACTCCGCGCTAAAGCCGATAAAGGCAGTTGATGAGTTTTTGGCTACAAAAAGTGCTGGTCTGTATTGAGTCATACCGCTGGTGCCTGTTGCTTGCAATGCCCCAAAGTTTGTGTTGGTTAAAGGTGTGCTGATTGCTAAAGCGCTTGGTGTATAACCAGTTGCCCCGTCATCAAATTGGAAAGTACCAGCAGCGCTTGTATCCATAACGCTTGGCGTAATTCTTTTATTAGTCTTAAAAGGTATAACTACATAGCCAGCCGTGGTGGAAAAAGCGTAGGCATTTCCAATAAATCCATAAGAGGCATCTGCCACAATTCTTTCGTAATACCTCTGACAAGCGGCTAATTCTCCTTGGATTGTTCCCGTTGCAGTTTGGAAAGCCGTAGCAACAGAACCTGCTTCTACCTGAACGCCCCAAATGTCAAGAACTGAACCTGCTGCAACCGCTTGACGAATAGCAACCTGTAAGTAAGAGTTTGTGCCAATGGTTGCACCACTAAGTGAACCTAAAGCAATGGTGAAACTGTATCTTGCCCACGATGTTGTAGTTGTTAATGCAGGTGTACTTGGTGTTCCAAATGCTGATCCTGAACCGCCTGAACCTGTATTCTGATACAAATAGACCAATGAAGTTCTTGCTGTATCCGACTTAGCCCAAAAAGACAGAGTAACTGTCTGACCTGCAAAGGTTCGACAATCCTCAATTCTTGTTAATAAATCCAAATTAGATAATGTGCCAACTGTTGTAATGGTTGAGCGTAAAAAGAAACTACCCTCGTAACCAGCAACAGGTGCAGCACCAGGCGTAAATGTTTGTCTAGTTACTGTTGCCGTTGTTGGTGTTCCAGAAATGTCTGTTAGCCATCTATCTGCGGTATAAAGATTGGCGGCTGTATTAAAACTTGTACCACGCTGCCAAATACCAAAATCGCCATTGATGATTTTGTTCTTACCTGCAGAAAAATTGCCTTGGTACCTAAGTCCCGTGGTAGCGGAACTATCTGCTACAAGTGTCTCACCGTTGTTACCTACCGCTAAGCGAGCCGGTGTATCAGCTGCACTCGCTGCAATTAAATCCCCTTTAGCATCGACGATAGTATTTTGGATAGCGTTGCTGTCATCCTGAGCGACCCAGCTAAAATCCATATCTGTATTAGAGGCTTTAGCGAGTACCTGTCCCGTAGTACCGCCCTTGAGATCTACCATCGAGGTATCGATAGCATCTCCTAGAGCTTCCATCGCCGTAGCGCCATCTTTAACTAAATCGGTGGAGGTTGGCACCGGCCATCCGAAATTAGGTGTAGTAGTTGCCATTATGTTAGTCCTCCGTATGCGTTCTCCCAGATAAGTGTAGCGTTTACACCTGTCCATATTAAGGATCCCGGGCTCACCGTTGCCCATTGTGGCGCGATTAGTGAGAAATCTGTAGGGCTTAAGGTCAAAGTAAAATCGACGTAGCTAGGCGTAGCTCTAATAGCAAAGCCCTCTACAAAGCCGTTAAATTGACCGTTAAACATATTGTTAGGCAGGTCGCTAATAATGACCGGCTCACCAAAAAAGATATCGATAATCTTATTACGCTCGCTACTAGGCATATCGGCATTATCTAATCTAAAGCTAATCGCCTGTAGCTGCTCCCGTGGAATAGCACGGAGGCCTAACTCGCGATCCATTACATCCTCAACGTCGGTTAGGTTATGTAGGTTGCTACTAAAGCTGCGCTGATAACGGCCATAGGTGGCGATCGATGTAGGGTCGCTATCGGTGGCCTGAGAGTTATAGTTATTACCGTAATTAAATACTAGAGAGTTACGGATCTTGCCGATCTGTAGGATGGACTTAACGCTTGTAGGTATAGCGTAATTAGCTGAGATAGTTTTATAGCCGTTGGCTGAGAGATAAGCCGTACGGTGATCGGCATCGGCGTAACACACTTGCCCGGCTTTATTCTCGTATAGCTGCCCGAGTGCACTCTGAGCGATCTGAGCGCATAGGTTATAGCTGCTATATGGATCAGCTGAGCGGCTAATCATCTCGTAGAGGCCCGGCTGATCGATCTCGCCTAACCCTACGTTTTCAGCATCGGCCCACGTGGTAGCCGGGTCATAGTCTGCCCATTGAAGCGACGGAGCTACCTCAAACCAGCTATTAATAAGTAGCTCGTTAAGGATGTCATAAATCTGATTACCGTCATAATCTTTAATAAGCGCATCGGGAAAGAGTGCCTTAGTCAGCTTGGCAAGAGATCCCACCGCTAAGACGGTACCCACGGTCACAAACCCGTACTCCTCAGGGCTACGTACTGAAATACCAAAATCGGATACCTGCCCACCAAACACCGGTACGTATACGCCTGAGCTGTTTTTCAGCTCGAGTACCAGCGCATCAGTTACATCGATGTCGAAAGCCTGAGAGTTAGTATTTAGGATCTCCATACGGGCATAGCCAGCGTTGCATTGGAGATCGATATCATCGCGGCCAGTAGCCATATTTACGCTTAGTACGTTGGTGTACTCGGTCGTACCTACAATGATTTTCCACTCGGGTAGCCACGCGCTCACGCTATATACATCCCTGTACCACGATTAACCGAGGTACCTCGGTAGCCTGATTGATTGAGTACATCCTCAACAGCTCTAGCGATAGCCTCAGGATCTCCGATACCGGCCTCGATCTTTACGTTTATGTTTGTCGCATATTGGCCTAATGGCCCACTCATTAGAGCAGCTTCATCAGCTGCATTTTGTAGATCTAGTAAATCAGCAAAAGCATTAGCGCGAGCTGCCGCTGAGTCGGCATACTCCAAAATAGCGCCTAACGAGCCGGCTTTACTAACCTCTTTAGATATCGGAGCTATGTAATCGCCGGGAGTAATACCGCTACCGAGGCTACCGCTCGTAGGTACTCCGACTTTACCTAATAGATTTATGTAATCCTGTAATGACTTTAACCGAGCAGCATCGGCCTCAGCTTGAGCTTTAGCTACGCGATCGATCATAGAGAGCTCAGCCTGCTCACGTAGTAGTACCTGAGTTTTTAGAGCACTTGTCGTATTACTCTGAGAGGCTAAACGTGCTATCTCGGTTAGTTGGATCTGTACGCGCTCGCTATATTGCTCTTTAGCCGCTAGCTGACCGGCTGCCGTAATTGCAGCGTTATATTTCTTAAACGCCTCCTCACGAGCTAGCTCCTTATCGCCCTCAGCCATTTTAGATTTATTAATTGCCTCAAGCTCTGTTAAAAGTTGAGTATTAATAGCTAATAGGGTTGCATCGCTAATCTCTTTAATTCCAGCTAGTTTTGCTAGATCTGCATTTTTTTGTAATGCAGCGAGCTCAGTAATTTTACGTAGAGCCTCCTCGCCGTTATCGTCCTCGATAGCCATAAGGGCCTCGAGGCGTAGGCGTGTCTCTTTGTCATAGGTAGCCTTAAGAGCCGCCGCGATCGAGATACGCTGAGTATCAAAAACGGCAGCGGCTTTAGTTAGAGCTAGTTTATTTTTCTCAGCTAGAGCGCTTTTCTTTTGTAGCGCTAATAACTCTTTTTGGCGTTTAGCTGCATCGGCCTCAGCCTTAGCTCGAGCCTTAGCGTTAGCTGCCTCTTTTTCAGCATTGTACTTATCTGCATATGCGCCGCCGTATTGTTTATCGCGACCACTTACCCGGCGGCCCTCCTCGATCAGCTTATCGAGTACGCCGCCCTGTCCTAAATAACCTCCGAGGATCGGGATAAACCCTAAAAAGTCTACGCCGCCGCTACTTGTACCCTTAAACTTATCGAGGATCTTGTCTACGTAGCTAGCTGTACCTACTAAAACATCTCGAGCGGTTTCGCCAAACTTACTCATAGCATCGGTAGCACCTGCGATACCGCCATCGCCTGCGAGAATAGCAAAAGACTCTACGAGCCCCTGTCCTACTGTCTCCTGTAAGTTTCCAAACGCTACGCCTAGAGCTGCGACCTTGCCCTCGTATGTATCTAAACGAGCTGCATTTTGTCCGGCGAATTGTTTATTAAGTAGATCTTGTATCTCATTAAAGCCCTTGCCGGCTAGCTCAGCTTTTGTCAGGCCTAAGCGGTATTTTGCTAAGCCCTTAGTATTACCTACGTACGCCGCTGATAAATCAGCTGCAACGGTAGCTATATCCTCACCACTACCGGCGGCAACATCTAGCGAAAGAGCTAGTAACTTTTGTGATTTAGCTACTGATCCCGTAGTAGTCAGCAACGAGCTAAACGCCGGACGTAAAACGTCATCGGCTACGTTAGCGGTCTTTTCGAGGTCGGCTATAAATTGAGTAATGCGAGTATTCTCGAAACCTAAGCCTAAGTTTTCTACTGTACGAGCTAGGCGAGTAGCCGCTTTTTCATCCTCAGCAAAAGCCTTAACCGAGGCCTTACCAAAAGCGATTACCCCAGCTGTACCAAAAGCTAGCCCGAGAGATCGAGTCACATTTTTAGCAAAAGAGGCTACGGTCTTTTGACCTTTAGCTAAAGCCTTACCGTCAAAGGTGGTTACGGCATTTACTAATAAACTTGGTAGCTGCGCCATTATGCCGCCTTAGCGTAACGGCCTTGATTAAAGGCCTCGATCGTTTTAGTAATTGCATTTACGACGGCTGCCTGAGCTTTACCCTCGTCCTCTTTCCACGCTCTAAAAATCATACGACCGCGCTCGGCTTGATTATCACCGTATAAAGGCCCCATACGGCTAATAAAATTAGCACCTGCTCCTGGGTTATTAGATTTACTGTTTGGATCTCCACCCGGATTTTTACGGCCAGCGGTCTCATAAATAGCGCCGGCAGCTGATCTATTAGCTACAAAGTAGAGCGCTCGCCATCCGTTTTTGTTGCGCTTACTTGGTGCCTGAGAATAATAAATACCCTTTTTAATTGTCTCGTAATCATAAAGCGGAAATAGGCGTAAACGGCCCTCGGTGTTAAAGGTTCTAAACGCTGAGTTTTTAGCCGTTATCTTTTTGCCTACTGTGTTCTCGTTCCAGCCGTAAAGATTACCCGGCACCGGAGACGGTGCGTACCCTCGCGCTTTATCACGCAAGGGCACCATTACCGATTTAATCTCGGAGTTCATCTCTTTTAATAGTTCAGGATCAAACTTACGGAGTGCCTTGATGGTTTCCTTAACGCCTTTTACGTCTACTGGCATTTTGTTTAACCTCCTCAGCTTCCTCGTTTAATACTTTTACTAACATCTTAAACATCTCGGGTTCGAGATCGAGTATCGCCTGAGGCGCGACCCCTAACCTAATTGATAGCTGAGCTACTAAGTAGGTTAGAGAGCCACGCCCTAAGCTAAAGGTAGATCGTCTAGTACCTCGACCTTACTTAAGGTATCTAGAAAATCTGCTCCAAACGGTTTAACCGACTCGCCCTGAGTACGTAAGCACTCCCACGCTAGCCAGTAAACGTCGCTCTGTTTTTCGTCATCTCTAAAGGCTTTGTGAAAACCTTTTTTAGCATAGAGCTCAAAGGCGTACTCAATACGTGGAGTAATCTGATGTTCAGATACCTCACCGGTAGCCCTTGTTATTTTGAGTCGTGCCATTTTTTGCCCCTTTGTTTATGTCTTAGACGGTGGTGTCTACGACGATTGGTGAATTACAGGTAAACGTAATGCTTTGAGTAGAGATATCTCCTACAGCGCCGTTAATGTCTGTGGTGTTATTTACTAGAATTGTTGTCTGATACTCAGGGTTTGTAGCTGAAATAGCTGCGCTAGTCTGCTTAAGAGTTAGCGGTACTGTTGTACCCCACGCCGCTTGGAGAGTCTGTAGGACTTCACCGGCAGCTGTATCGTTAAGAAAATCTAGAGTTACTGTTGATGTCTCTAGTCCCTTTGTGTACTTACGGGATGAGTCACCCATCGCTGTAACTTCTAGCTCCTCAAAGACACGGTTAATAGTCGCACTCGTAACGTGATCGGAAAGGTCTACCGAGTTCAGGGTAACGACCACTCCATTAGATAAGAAAATAGCCATTGGCCTATTCCTCGCTTTCGTTTGTTGGTTTAGTTTCGGTTTTTACTTTTGCTACTTTAACCGGTGCAGGCTCGTCTACGATCTGCCCGATCTTTCGCAAAAACTTTAGATCATCCTCGGTATATGCCATTGTTTAGCTCCAGCTCGTTAGTACGGATATATTAAAGTCAGCCGTTAGTAAATCGCCGCTTTGTACGCTTAACACGGTTGGAGCCGTCAAGCTGCCGACGTTCATAACGATATTAGAGGTAGCTAGTTTGTTAAACACAGCTACAGCCATAGTTTCGATACCGTTAAGGTTCCCACGGTTATCCAGCATTGGCACCGTCATTACGATCCGAAAATTAGCCATAGGCGAAATCGTCGCGTAGGTATTGTTGCTCGGAGTAATGTAATTATCCGCCGGGATCACGATCACGCTGTTAGCCGTGATTGTTGGCGGTGGAAAATCGTACGTATTCCAAACGTTTGTATTACTTAGGGCCGCTGCAATAGAGGCGCGTAGTGTAGTTATAGGCGCTGTCATTTTTAGCCGACCATAGAATTAGGGTTCATATAACCGGCGATAAGTCCTCGGATCTTGCCGATCATTGAATTACCCATACGGTAAGGGCTAGGACTAAAACCGTCTACGGATACGCCGCCTGTTTGGCTGACCTGCCGGGCCTGCCATATATCGACCGCTAAGATCATCGCTGCCTCACGTACAGCCGGAGTAGCTGCATACGCTGTAGCTTTTGTATCTGCTCCTACGGCTGAGCCGTACGGCAAAATACGAGCAAAATTAACGTTAGCGGCTGTCTTAGAAAATTGGATAAAGCTATAGCCGTTTGGCCAGTTCCACGTATAAGGGTTCCAAACGAGTGTAGGTATCTGATTGACCGTACCTGCGCTCCACGGCATCGTGCCGGTAATTGTGTAAGTGCCGTTATATGTCGCACCGCAATTACTCAAAGTAACGCTCTGACCGGTGCTAAAAATAGCCGGGTTAGCGATCATTACGGTAGCTACATTATTTTGTAGCGTAGCTCCTACGACGGGAGCTGAGTCAAACCATAAAAACTGATTAAGGATATCTTGAGCGGTTTGGCATACTTCCTCGACCACGCTATCAGGGTAAAGATCCTGAATACCGAGGTTATCGCGTAACTCTTGCTCTGTTACGTACGTAGCCGCCACCGTTTGACTCCTTAGTTAATAGGGCCGGTAGGGCTCAAAGGGCTAAGAGCCCTACCGACTATTAGGGTTTTACTTATGCCTTTTGGTAAACCTGAATACCAGCTGGCATTTTCGCGATTGTTGCCATAAAGCCGTAGATAGCTACCTGAACCTGTAGGTTCGATACTACGTTTACTGACATATACGCCTGTGGTGAGCGGTAAACAGTAAACGCCTCAGGTGCCAAAATTAGCGCTGAGCCGTCATCTACTGTTGTCGCTGCAAAGTTCTTGTCTACGAATAGATCAAGGCCTAGTACGTTACCGCGAATAGACTGAGGGCCTACCTGTCCGGCTGCGTTCATTGGTTGGATAGCGTTATAAATAGGTCGCTTTGTGGTATCGGTTGCGCCCATTAGGAGCTGCCATTGTGCAGCATTTCCTACGTAATTCTGAGCGAAATATCCGGTTCCCTTGTATACCTTAGCTGCCGCCTCTGAGGCGAAAGCGATAACGCCATCGCTATCAGCTGTAGTAGCTGTAGCTGATTGACCAGCTGAAATAAGAGCAGCTAGTACGGTGGTATCGATGGTAGTGAGGTATGCGTTCTGTAGTTGCTGTGTAAGTTCAGCGTAGAAATTAGGATCTGAGCGCTCTAGGAGTTCTACTGAGATCGTGTTCATACCTGAGTACTTAGATACTGTACCTGTTAGGTATTCAGTAACCATACCTGTATTAGCAACAGCTCCGGCTTCGGCCTCTACTGTTACGGCAGGTGCCACACCTGAACCGCCACCGGCTGAGGTAACGAGTGATGGGACTGAGATCGTCATACCGCTGTTAGGCAAAACTCCCTGAGAGCAGGCATCGATAGCAGGTGTACCAAAGCGTGTATTAGTTACAAACTCTGTTAGGTACTGAGTAGGGTTAAAAGCTGGGTTTGTAGAGAAAGAGTCATCGGCTGCAGTTACGTAGAGCTTTGACTCATCGCTACCTAGTGCAGCTTTAATCTTGTGCTCTGTGTATGTTGCCATAGACACAATAGGAGTACGTACTCGCTGTGAGTCTAGTACTGATGGACGGATAATCTTACGAGCGGCCTCGACCTTTTCAGCCTCGACCGGTGTATCTACCGGAGTATCGTCCGGTGTATTTTCTGGGGCTGTAGTCACAGCTTCCTCGCTTTCGGTTTCTGTTTCTGTTTCGACCTCTACGATCGTCGTAGAGATAGTTGTAGTTTTTTCTTTTGTACTTGTCGCGGCTTCGAGCGCTGCTCGCGCTGCGGCAATATCAGTAACGGAGGCGCTTGAGAAAGCTGCACTCTCTACGAGGCTAACTTCCTTGAGGACAGCCGCCGTAACTAACAGGTAATCACCCATCGGCTTAGAGGCCGTTACATCGACCCCTACGGATAAGCCAGACACGAGATTTTCCTGAGCGAGTACGAGCGCATCTTGTCCTCGAGTGCTACTCGACAAACGGAAAGATCCATAAACGCCCGCTGTGTCCTCGCTAAAATTGATAGCGCGACCGACCGGCTTATCCTGTTGATGTTGCGATAGTAATTTTATTTTTGAGGCATCCGGGATAGCAATAGCACCGCGCTCGAACATAACAGGGCCAGCGCTTGTAAAGCCGACCTCGCCATATGGTGCAACGAGTCCGGAAATTACCCGGCGCTCTGTATCTGCTGCCTGTATCTCTTGGCTAAACGTTAGTAGCACTTGCATCTCCTAGCGGTGTTAGTTGTTCCATTTGTCGAGCTTGGTTTACATCGATTAGATCTAGATTTAGCATCTTTTCGATAATCTCTAAACGATCTTTAGCATCGCTACGTAAAAACGTATCGTCTACAGCAAAACGCACTTGATTAGAGCTATTAGTAATATCGTTCATAGATAAACGATCCTCAATAGCTGAGATGTATGGCTGTAATGAATAAGCTACAAACTCTTTACGACCATCGATAATATTTTGATAGGTCATTGAGTTATTCATATCGCTAGAGATCAGATAGGCCGGTACGTTCATACTTCTTGCTATTTCGGTGCTGAGGTACTGGCTCATCTCTGTGTAGCCCATATCCTTAGGTGAGAAAGATGTAGGTACATACTCAAGAGTGCTTGTTAAATATGCAGTACTACGGTTTTGGCGAGCGCTCTTGAAAGCTGCGAGTAATCCTTGTACTTGAGACTCCGGTAAATCTGCACCGTTATTCTTTAGGATACCTGTAGGCATTGGTGTAGCTGCACTTACCGCGCTTGCTTTTTGGATGTCATAAGCTGCGCGGATAGTAGTGCTCGCTGTTTGTAATACTCCTGGTATTAATGATTGAAAAGTAACGAGAGATCCGATACCTGCCATCGGTACTAAATTACCGTCTACAAAATAATCTTTAACCTCGGTACCGTATTGGTTTGTAGTGTATGTAACGCGATTATTAGCGACCCACTCAAAACCGGATGGTCGGCCATCGTCGGCGTACAAACTTGTTACACGCCAATAAGCTACCGAGTAAAAAATCAAACTATCGACGGTTGCGCTAATCGTTAAGCTGCGAGGCTGTCTAATATCAGGCTGCTCTAACCAAACCGGAGATCCTAATTTTTCGCCTGTAGATTTTTTGTATAAAGCTAAATCGATACTTGCAATAGTTCCCGCAATTAAATTACGGCAGCGGCTAACGCTCGCTACCTGTAGCGCAAAATTACGATCAATACCTACGCCGTTATATCCGTAAGCGCTATTAGTATTAAAAGATCCGTAGCCGTATGTAGTGTCCATTACGGCAGGTGCATATTGAGCCTCTACCTTAGGGGCAGACTTTAGGCCTAACGTTTGGAGTATTCCCATAGAGGGCATTTTCTCAAAAAGTCAAGCATAAAATCAGTTTAGGCGTGGCGTGTCTAAATATAGATTTTGGCCTCGCCCTGAGGTTGGTTGAGTACGTGTACGACCATTGATAAACCGATAGCTATATCGATCGGCCCGGCGGATTTACGACGTACTAATCTCCAGCTGGCATCCGACTCCTTAGCCGCGCAATTTTGCATATGCGCTACGAGTTCAGCTTGTCCGGAGTGTACGAGCTTTTTGTTTGATAGCGCTTGATGTAGATCTCCGGCAGCTTGGTAGCTTTTTTGCCCGGAGATGTCCGTAATCTGTATGCCGTTTACCTCGAGGCGTTTGGCGATCGAGGCGGTCGTGTACTTGTCATAGCACACCGTACGCGGGTAATACTGTTTAGCCCAGTAAGCGATACGGTTGGCCATATACAGCTCATCGATTGATACGTCGCTATGAAACATCTCGAGTACAGCGACTCCTATACGTCCATCCTCGAGCAGCTGGCCCATTACGACCGAGCCATCGCGGCGCGACGGGCTTACGTCAAAGCCAAACACGGTAAGAGGCCCGGGTACTAGCTTGAGATCCTTATCGCCTGCATCCTCAACCGACATATACGGCCACGGGCTTTGAGTGCTCGAGATCCATTGGCATAACAGCTCTGTTTTTGTAGTTTCGATCGGCTGAGTAGCTACGGCTTCGGCTAGCGCCTCGAGTGTGACCGTATAACCGAGTGCCGGGTTACTCATAGCCCACGCCTCTACGTCATCGATCCGGGCAAACTGTGGAGCGCTGTACTCGTAAAAGCCAAAGGTAGCCGGAGGGTTACTTAAAGCTCTTTCGCGTAGCTCATTAAGTACGGTGCTAAAAGCATCGCCGGCATTAGAGGTGAGTAAGGTCTGAGCATTTGGCTTAGCTCTAGTCGTAGGGGTAGCTGCTCTAAAGCCCTCCTCGCTAATCTCGCGTACTTCATCAATGTAGAGAAAAGAGGCGCTACGTCCACGGGATCCGTCTCTAGTAGCCGCTACTACGTCGAGGCGGTGCCCGTTTTTCAGCTCGATCGACTCCGTACCGTTGGCATACCGGATCTGTTTGACTTGCTTAGCTAGCTCGCTATTAGCCTCGATAGCGTAGGCCACCTGCCTAAAGGTGTCTAAAGCCATCGATCTATTAGAGCTCATAATCAGTACGTTAGGGCTATCAAATAAAAACATATGGCTAAGCATCATCATACGAGCTAGGTGCGTTTTACCTTGTTGGCGGCTACATAACACGAGGTTTGTTTTACGGATAAACATATCCTCCTCGTTTACCGAGGTCATATCGTCAATTACGAACCGCTGCCACGGCAAAAGCGGTACGCCGATTGAGTCGGCTAGCTGCGAGATTTCCTCGCCTTTGTTTTTAGTCTTTAGGTACGGACTGTGTAAACGGGGCTCAGTAGCCCCATAGAGCGGCGTAGTCATTAGGTGAGTATCCCTATCAATTCTGCTCGGTTTGGCCTGCACACGGCCCGGCTGGGACTGTTGAGGTGGTTTTCGGGGAGAAATTGCTCGG